AACTTCCGGTCTCTAGAACTAAATAGTCACCTGCACGCGTATAACTGGCATCGAAAACTCCATGCAAAAGCGCCTCCCCATAGACGTTGGTCCGTCCATCGCTACCCTTGGCGGATGCAAATGTCGCAGGTAACCGTAGAAATCGGTTCTGCTTATCCAAAGGGTTGAATGGTCCCTTTGGGCGAAAAGCATCGGCGGACTGTCCGACGTGACGGGCCGACAATCCCAAGCCCAAATACAGGCGATCCTGCAGCTTTCTACCGTTCATCATTTAGACGATCAAAGACGCCGTGCCGCCGCTCGATAGGGCAGGGCCGGTTGGGACGCCGAGGAAGCCGCACAGACGTCGTCTCCATTCATCGAAAAGACGAATTCTGTCGGCCAGCTCATCTTTGTTCCTTGTCCACATCGATGCCTGGTCCGTATCGAGATTTTCGGATGCCGCAGGAACCGCCATTTCCAACGTGGTCAGGTTACCCAAATATCGACGAGCGACGACGATTTCGGAGCTCGACAGATTGGTAAGCCGAAACTCAAGAAGGCCAAATACCTGAAAGTAACGCCACGATTGCATTCCGGCAGGGGCTGCCCCGTAGGCTGGATATCCGCAAAACCGACGGATATCCACCTTTTCGGCATCTGCGAGTGGGCTCAAACGAATGATCCATCGCCGCGGCTGAAAAGAATGCTGCCCGATCCGGAAGGGGAAATCGCAGCTGCATATGAGATCAAGCTGTTGATTGCTAGGATCAATCTGCTACCGGGCAATATCGGCATATCAACGATTGAGGCTGTGACCCTCGAATCCGAGCCAAATCTGATATACGCCAGGGCACTCGTTGTATTTGTGACGACTATCGAATCACCACCACCTGACAGAGACGCATTCGCGGAGACGCTGCCCACGGATACGCTTATCGTCCCGGTTGGACGAAATGGACTTACGGAACCTAGTGGCATGAGGACTGTACTTTTCTATCGTTCTTAGCCAATGTGTTCGACGATAACGGCGCGCTTGAAAGCGGCGTTCGTCGCGGTCGGAACGGTCGTCGGATTTGTCGTCGTGTCGGATGGCGCGCAGAATCCACCGATCCAGTACCAAGATTGTGCGATGATCTGCTGTAAGCGGTCGATTGCCTCGCGGGTTACCATCGCGATCCCGTCAACCATCGTGATAATCGAGTCTGCCGGAACCACGTCCGTTGCCGCCATACCGGCAAAGTCCCCTTCGATTAGCGCACCCTGACCGCAGATCACCGGACGGCGGATCACCAGGCCCGATAATGTCGGATGCGTTTGGACGAATGCTTCAGTCGTCGGAACAAAGCGAAGGCCCAGGAAATCGTTTGTCATTCCCTTCTTGAAGACCTGATTGGCCGAAGTTGCGCCTTGAAAGAGCTGCTTGAAATCGGGATCGGCAAAAAGTTGGCGGGACGAAACCGGATCAAGATAACAGTTGTAGGCGCCGTCGATCTCAGGGACGGCGTTTAGTCGAAGTTTAGCGACTGCGTCGAGCAGGTTGGACATCGTCAACGTATCGGACGCGGTGATCAGGGAGCTGTTCCCGCGCTGCGAGGGACGCACGATTGTCGAACCACTCGCGGCAGTGACTGTATTGCCAACTGTTCCATCCGATACCGAGACGTTGCCGGAGAACGTGAGCGCACCGGATACGCCATTTGGCGCAGTGGATACATTTACGGCATCGATTGCAGCACCGACGAGGCTATAGGCATTGGAGCCGATGGTGACTGTCATCGGCGTGCTGCTGCTGACAGCCTGTTGGGTGCCATTGATAAACATAATCTGGAAGCCACGCACATCGTCTACAGTGACGGACGGCCCCGCGCTGACGAGTGTGGTCCGGACACGCGTATTGCCACCCATATAGGCACCGAAGAGGGCATTTCGGCTCAACTCATCCAGGCTGCGGGCGGCCTGCTCACCGTTCACATAGGCGTTCTGTAGGAATTGTGATGCTATGCCGACCCGTTCGGTCACGACATTAAGATCGGTTGTAGCGGCGTAAAGATTTATAGAGATCGTATATTGCTCAACACCCCAGGTGGTGGGCGTCAGGCCATTATCGAAGTTGGTATTCGTTGCTGGCGCCAGTGGCGTCGTTACGGACGGCTTAAGTCCGGCCCGCGTCTTCGTCAGTGTCTCGCCAATGCCAACCGCGACGGTGACCTGATCAGCGCAAGCCCGATATCCGAGGCGTGACCGCAATGCCTGCGCGAACTCGCGCTCAAGAAAACCCTGCTGAATGATCGGCTGAAGTGAAACGGGGAAATTTTGAATACCCATCAATGGTCCTATCTAAGATCTGCGACCGTCGTCTGGTATGACGAACGATCAGAATTGGTATTTAGTGACCGCCGCTCTGGCTGCGGCATATTCTTCGTCAGTCATTTCCAACGCCGTCTTTTGTCGAACCGGCTGAGATGCCGGCGCGACGGCAGCACTTGATGAGGACGTCACCGCGAACAACCATGGCTTGTTCCGCCTGAGATCGTCCATAAGTTTGCGGCCACCAATTACTTTGTCGTCATTGGCCAGCCGAACGGTCGAGAGGTCGATTAGCTTCAAGCCATCCAGGTCAACCATTCCTGCCCGAACAGCTTCCGTCCGCAGGTTCGCTATTACAAGACGAGATTCAAAATCACCACGTAGCCTGGCGATCTCGGCAGATACCTCATCCGGTTGCTTTTCCAGATCGCCTCCCTCTTCCTGGGTAGGGTGTAATTCGGCCAAATTATTACTCATTTCAAACTCGTGGAATGTCATCAAAAGTGGTCGATACCAGTCCGGCTTCGACATGTTCTATATCGTAACAAGCGGCGATTGCTTTCAAGGCGGTGTCCCGACTTATGCATCCGGCTGTTACCAAGGATGTCAAAGATTGAACATCCTTTTGGCGGTCGTCGGCCGTCGTAGGATACCATCGCGGCCATTTGAGGCTCAGCGGCGCAGTTGGATCCAAAGGTCCAATAGGTTCGCCTAGAACGACAAGGTTATACATCTGCGACGCACGGACAATGAGTCGGGCAAGCTGCAAAAGGCCCGATTCGCCGTAACTGGTTCGTAATCTATCAGCTAACCAGATCAGCCCCTGGTTCAGCAACTCCAGCGCTCGGCCGGATTGTGCGGCGCTAATGCGTTCGGGGCTGGCCCGATTTCCGTGGATGCTCTCCAGCGCAAGCTCGCGCAAGGTGCGGACATATTCAATGACCGCGGCCGACGCCGTTCCTCCGATCTCCAAAAGACGGGCATCGCCTTTCTCAGAAACGATAAGGGCATTGCCTGCGCTCCTTATCAATTCACCGTCTGCAAGCGACGGATCCTTCAACAGCAGGGTCGGGTCGCTGCTATATTTCAGCCCGCGACCAACCTGACTAAGCTGATAGTCGATTTCCACCTGGGTATGCATCGCCGCCGCAAACGTGCATGCGCCATCGGCGCTATCACCCGTGGCGGGTGTACCAGGTAGGTTCTTGATCCATACTATGGGTACGGCACCCAATTGGTGGAAGACGGAGCGGACAGTATCGATAACCGGGGGAACCAGTGTTCCTACAGGTGCCGGCTCGAACCATGTCTCGCTGTCGCTGTCCCAGCACCGTGCGAACCAATATTGTCCATCGAGATCGTTGATCGCGTATCCGTTTCGCAGAAGATCCGCACCGGAAACTTTGTATCGCTCGTCGACCCGGGACAGCGTATCGGGTGCTGATGGGTCCCAGGTAGGTGTAAGGTACATTGTATCCAGGACATCAACGAAAATCCGTCCCTTGAGCACGCGTAATAGCAGAGCGACTGAGCCCGAAGCGCCGCTCATCGCGGCCTGGGTCATAGTCAAGTTGAGGTGGACTTCCTTGGCGATATTGGCGAAAGCCTTGCGTACCGCGGGGTCGGTGCTGTCGATGGTCGGGAAGTGCCCCTCGCTGAAAAGCAGTGATACACTGTCTTCTACGACAATGCGGCACAATGGATATCTGACACTCGGACGTCTCTGGCGTAGCGGGATATATTCTCCGGTTGTACTTCTCTCTTCATGAAAATGATACGGAAGCGCGTCATAAAGTGTCCCGTGCACAACGCGGTTCAGGATCGTTAGCTTGCGGACACGCTGAGGATAATCATTGTCATATGAGACCAAGTCACACAGTGTATCAAACATGATGTTCCAAACTTCGGCTTCGGCGATTGGTCAGCGGCTGAGGATGGACACCGCTATCGAGCTCGGTGAACGTGGGCGCATCGTCAGTGTGGTGAACGCGCGTACCAGGGCGTCTACCTGATCGTCTTTCTTGCCCCAAGGGAAATCACGCATCTCGTCGAGGAGAATCCGGTTCCATTCGGCACGGAGGATAAAGACATTGCCGGCTTCTACTTGTGACGCGAGCGGCATCGCCCGTGTCGCCTTTGAGCCAGTCTCCCGAGAGGAAATCACGTGAAACCCAGCTAGTTGCCGTACTAGATATGACGTCTGGCTCTTCCCAGCCTGCCCGGGGTCCTCAGGAATCGCCACGATGACTTTCGTGCCATCCTTCTGCGCGGTGTTTACAATCAATTCCTCAACCTGATGTGGCGTTCCGCGGATCCGGACCACATCCGAAATGAGATAGCGCCCGCCCTTGTCGCGCGACAGTTTAATGCCGACAGTCCAGTCAGGATCGTTCCGGCCCGTAAGTCCGGTCGCAGCTAGATCCCAGGCCCGTACAGTGGCTTCGGCATCACGCTCAGGTGGTACAACTGTGATGCGATCCACTGAAAATAGGCGACCGCCGGAAGGTAAC